AACAGAAAAACGGAGAAACAATTATGGCAACAACAACTTTTAATGGTCCAGTAAGATCAGAAAAAGGCTTTCAAGTAGCAACTAAAAACACAGCTACAGGAGCTATTACAACTAGACAAAGCTCAGGCATGCCTGACCTAACTGGTTTATCAATCGCAGATGTAGGAACAGCAACTAATTTAACATTAGCGGCTAATACTATTTCAGTAATAAATTATACAGGTGCAGCAGCTTCAACTTGTACATTACCAGCAGCAACTCAAGGTTCAATTGTAGTTTACTGTCAATCAAAAGACACCACTGGTGGAACAGCTACATTAATTTTTGATGCAGCAGGTTCTGACGTTTGGGCAACTGGTTCAGTAATTGAATCAAGAGGTTCAAGTGAAGTAACTTTTGATACTTCTGCAGCGAATGAAACTAAAATGACTTTTACCCCAGCTAATGCAACAACTAACTTGTTGACTACGGGTGGACAAATTGCTTTCATTTGTTATGAACAAGGTACATGGCACATTGCAACAAAACTAGCAGCAGAAACTACTCAAGTTACTGGTGCATTTGTTTTCGCAGCATAATAAATAATAATTTTAGAGGGCCTAAGGGCCCTCTTAATTTAGGAGATAACAATGAGTTCAGACTTACAATCAAAATATTTTGCGCCAGTTACCGCTGCAGATCCAAATGGAATTTGTCAAGATCAAACAAATTCTAGTGGCGCAGCATTAAGTTTAAATGGCGCTTTACAATCTGCTAGTGCAACTATTCCTTTTGGAACAGGACAAGCACAAAAAATAACTATTGAAGGTAGTGGTAATAACGCCGGTATAACTTTCGCTATTGTTGGCACTGATTCAGATGGAGTAGCAAATGGTGAAACAATTACTGGACCAAACAATGCAACTGTCACTAGTGTAAATTTTTATCAAAAAATAGTATCTATAACTTCAAGTGCTGCCGTAACCGGTAATGTTGAAGTAGGTAACGTTGGAACTGCTGTATTTACAGTTAACGTTGGTAGAACTAGATTAAAAGGTTTTACAGGAACTGGTGGCGATACTGCAGGTGACTTTATTTTTAGAAATGCATCAACAACTGGAACAGTTAAGTTTCAGCAAAGAATTTCAGGTGCTATTGAATCTGTTTCTTATTATATGCCTGAAGACGGTATTGTATTTAAAGATGGATTATACCTAGAGAGCGCTACTGACGTAGCAGACGGTATAAATATACTGTTCACAGGATAGGGGTCTAAATGGCAACTTCCGGTACTAATAATTTTGAAAGTACTTTTGTTTTAGATGAAGTATTTCAAGAAGCCTATGATCGTGTAGGTATTAAAGAAATTACAGGTTATCATTTAACTTCAGCTAGACGTTCTTTAAACATAATGTTGCAAGAATGGGCTAACCGAGGTTTACATCATTGGGAAATAGGTGATACCAGTATAGATTTAGTTGAAGGACAAGAAGAATATAAATTTTTTAGAAGCACTGCAGATGGCACAAGTGCTACAACTTTACCTACTAATGGTTTATACGGATTTGAAGATATTTTAGAAGCAACTTTTAGAACAGATAGAACTACTACTACTCAATCTGATTCTGCTATGAATAAAATTAATCGTTCTATTTATTCTGCATTAGCTAACAAATTATCTAAAGGCACACCTAATCAATATTATGTACGTAAGTTTGCAGATTATGTTAGTGTAACTTTTTATCCAACCCCGGACGCAACTGCGGCGGCACAAAATGCCCATATATATTTTGTTAAAAGAATCCAAGATGCAGGAGCCTATACTAAGGAAGTAGACGTCCCTTACCAGTTTGTACCATGTATGGTATCAGGCTTAGCTTATTATTTATCACAAAAGTATAACCCACAATTAGTACAACAAACTAAGGCTTTATATGACGAAGAATTATTAAGAGCTTTAACTGAAGATGGTTCTTCAACTAGTACTTTTATAACACCGGCGATTAATTATTATGGCTAATTTTGCAAGAGGTAAAAAAGCATTAGCAATTTCTGATAGAAGTGGCATGGCTTTTCCATACAATGAAATGGTTAAAGAATGGAATGGTGCATTTGTACACTTTTCTGAATTTGAAGAAAAACACCCACAACTACAACCACGCGCTAGAATTAATGATCCACAAGGTTTAAAAAATGCTCGTCCAGCAAGAACAGAAAATCCGTCATTAAGATTGTTAGAGTTAAATCCATTTGAAACAAGAGTTGCCGGATCAGGAGACATAAATGTTTTTGAACCAGGACACGGCAGAACAGCCGGCGACACGGTAAGATTTTATGGACCAGCTACAACTGGAACCGGAACTAATCCGCCAACTGATACAACAACTTTAGTTAGAAGCTATGGTTTACCATTAAGTTTTGATGGTGTTACCGGTGCTAACCTTGGTCGTGCTGCAGGCTACACTATTACTTTAGGTAGAAAAGATGCTAGCGGTAATATTAAAACTACGCCAGCAGATGAAGACACAAGAACAAATTTTTATCATTTTACAGTTGCAACAAACACTGCTACAACTGGAAGTATAAATGGTGGGGGCGATTTAATTTCATCGGGCCCCGTAACATTAGTAAGTTAGGAATAATATGGCATTTACATTAGCAACACTAAGAACTGCAATTAGAGATTATACTGAAGTAGATAGTAATGTATTAACTGACAGTATTCTTAACACCATTATTTTAAATGCTGAAGCTAGAATTTTTAGAACGGTAGATGCTGATTCCAACAAGTTTTATGCAACATCACAAACGGTGATTGGTATTAGATATGTCACCGTGCCTACTGGCACGAGAATTATTAGGTCTATTCAAATCACTAATCCTACTACTTCTGATCAAGTATATTTGAAACAAGTAGATCAATCATTTTTAGCAGAATATGCTCCAGATTATGATAATGTTAGTGATAGAGGAATACCAAAATATTACGCACATTGGGACGAAGATAACTGGGTAGTGGCGCCAACGCCAGATGCAGCTTATTCTTTAACCATGGCTTATGTAAAACACCCAGAAACCATTACTACTAGTGAAGGTTCAAGTACTGATTTATCTACTTTTACCCCAGATTTATTATTATACGCATGTTTAGTTGAGACATTTAAATACTTGAAAGGTCCTGAAAATATGCTACAACTATATGAAGCTTCTTATGCAGAAGCGGTACAAACGTTTGCAGCCCAACAACAAGGGCGTAGACGCAGGGACGAATACAGAGATGGTGCAATACGTATCCCTATCCAATCACCATCACCATAAAAATTTTAAGGAGACAACAATATGGCAAATATTATACCTACAGCTTTTAAAACAAACCTTTTATCAGGCACACATGACTTTGCAAATGGCGGAAATAGTTTTAAATTAGCTTTGTATACCGCTAATCCGTACAGTGCTTCGTCTACAGTCTATCTTGCTGGAACCGGTAATGACGAAGTTAGTTCAACTAATACAAGTTATACTGCTGGTGGACAAACATTAGATAGTCAAGCGGTAGCAGCAACTAGTACAACAGCACACGTTGATTTTGCAGATGAAACTTTTTCATCAGTAACATTGACTGCGGCTTTTGCAGCTATTTATAATGACACTAATAGTGATAAACTTTGTTTGGTATTAGATTTTGGTGGAAATAAAACTGCAACTAACGGCGACTTCGTAGTGCAATTTCCAACAGCTAATGCTTCTGACGCTATTATTAGAATAGCATAAAGGATAAATAATGGCTTTAGTCTTAAACGACAGAGTAAGAGAAACTAGTACAACTACTAGCACAGGTGCAATGGCACTTGGTGGTGCAGTTGTTGGGTTTCAAACTTTTGCCGCAGGTGTTGGTAATTCCAATACTTGTTATTATGCTATTAGTTTACGAGGTGGTGCTGAATTTGAAACTGGTCTTGGTACCTTAGATGGTTCTTCAGCTAATTTAACTCGTACAACAGTATTCCAAAGTTCTAACAGTGATAATCCAGTTAGTTTTTCTGCAGGTACTAAAGATGTTTTTGTAACACTACCTGCTAGTAAAGCAGTATTTGAAGATGCTACAACTAACAATGTAACATTAGCTGCTGATTTATCAGTTGCTGACGATTTAACAGTATTAGGTGGTCTTATAGATTTTAAATCAAACAGTGGTTCACCTTCACAACTTAAATTTTATTGTGAGTCAAGTAATGCTCACGCACAAACATTAACGGCGCAAGTTCACTCTGTTGGAGCAACAAACACATTAACTTTACCAGCAGGTGGCAACTCAACATTAGTTTCTGAAACACAAACACAAACACTAACTAACAAAACATTAACTACTCCAGTATTAACCACACCTATTGCTAATGCCGGTATTCAATTAAAAAATGCTGCTACTAGTGCTGGGTTTTTAGAGTTTTTTGAAGATAGTGATAATGGTACTAATAAACTAACTTTAATTGGTCCCGCAGCTACAGCAGACGTAACACTAACACTACCGGCGGTAACAGACACATTAGCTGGTATAGCAGCAACACAAACACTAACTAACAAAACTTTAACTACTCCGGTGTTAACCACACCAATTGCTAATGCAGGTATTCAATTAAAAAACGGTACAACTTCAGCAGGTTTTTTAGAATTTTTTGAAGATAGTGACAATGGCACTAATAAAGTAACTTTAATTGGACCTGCTTCAACTGCGGACGTAACAGTAGTATTACCGGCTGCAGCAGATACATTAGTCGGTAAAGCAACAACAGACACATTAACTAACAAATCTATAGACTCTGATAACAACACAATCACTAACTTAGTTAACGCTGACATCAAAGCTAGTGCGGCAATTGCCTTTAGTAAAATGGCAAATTTAACTGCATCAAGAGCCCTAGTTTCTGACGGCAGTGGTGACGTTTCGGTAAGTGCTGTAACTAGCACCGAAGTTGGATATTTAGATGGTGTAACATCAGCAATACAGACACAAATAGACACTAAAACAACCGCAGGATTTGCAGTTGCGATGGCGATCGCACTGTGATATAAGGAGATATTATGGCACAAGATTTTGAATCAACCGGTATAGTAATTACCAACTCTGAGACTAACCTATTAACGGCTAACTCAGATGATGCTATTGTCGGACTTAGACTAGCAAACGTTTTAACAACTGCAGTTACGATTGATGTTTACATTGATCTTAATGGAGCAGGTACAGACTTTTATCTTATAAAAGGTGCATCTATTCCACCTGCAGGCAGTATTGAATTAATCCAAGGCGGTTCTAAAATAGTTTTAAACAATGGCGATGTTGTTCGTGCTCTTTGTGGCACAGCTAACGGCGTACATGCTTGGATCAGTAGGGTTGATGCAATAAGCACATAGGAGGATATATGGCTGAACAAAATAATCTTTTATACATCGGTCAAGATCCTGCTAAGGATGGTTTCTTTACCCACCAACAAACAATCGATGGTAATCATATAATTGAATCTGCAGTTCTTGCAGGTCCAATAACCTTTCCTAATACAATAACTGTTAACGGAGTATTGGTGATAGTATGAGTGTAGAAATAGATGGCGTAAATAATATTATTAAGGCTGATACAATTTCAGAAGTAACCAGTGCTAACGGTGTAGCCGTTGATAGTCTAGGCATCAAAGACGGCAAGGTAACTAACCTAATGAACGCAACATTAAGTGCCGCTGATTTAGGTACGGGTGTACATATTAAAATTGCTGATAGTGGTGCTACTGCTACTGCTCACGGAGATGAATTAGTAATTGAAGATGGCACATCAGGTGCCAATGTTGGTATATCTATTTTATGTAATGCTAACGGTGAAGCAAGAATAAATTTTGGTGATAGTGATGACAATGATATTGGTATGATTCGTTACGATCACGCTGATAATAAATTACATTTGATTGCAAACAACACTTCTGTAATCACTTTGACTAGTGCTGAAATTGTTATGAACGATGGTTCTAACGATCAAGACTTCCGAGTAGAATCTAATGGCAATGCTAATGCAATCTTTGTAAACGGTGGAACAGACTCAGTTACTATAGGTGCTGCTGATATAGTTCAAACTCTTGCTGGTATCCCATTCTTTAGTGCTGGTGGTAATTCAATTTATACTCACGATGTTTCAGGTACAGACGATACTGCAGCTCAAAATGCGGGTTATGGATTTAGAGCTTTAGAAGCAATTACCACAGGTGACCACAATAGTGCGTTCGGATTTGGGGCTTTATTGGGAAATACAACTGGAGGTAGAAATGTAGCAATAGGTAGAGTAGCTTTAGAAGTTGCTGATACAGAGAATGACAATATAGCAATCGGTTATAATGCTATGGCTGGAGCAGTAGCTGGTGGAGAATTTAATATAGCAATTGGTTCAGAAGCATTAGATGCTTTAACTTCGGGTGATTCTAATACTGCAATAGGATATAATGCTGGTAGTGCATTAACTAGCCCTAGCGGAAATACTATTTTGGGTTCAGGGGCTGCGGCCGCTGCAACTACTTCTGAAGATAACGTAGTTATTGGAAAAGATGCAGCTTCACAAGCAACTTTTACAGGTGATGATAACGTAGTTATTGGAAAAGATGCTGGTTCAGATAATACTTCTGCTTATAATAATGTCTTGGTAGGTAAAGATGCAGGGAAATCAATTTCTACTGGTGGTGGTAATGTTTGTATTGGTAAGGCTTCAGGACAAGATCCGGGATCTACTCCTATAACAACCGGTACTGATAATATTTTTATAGGTAATGGTACTAATACACAAGCTAGTAATGGGGTTAATGCAATTGGCATAGGTACAAATTTTACAGTCGCAGCTAACAATTTTTCTTTTGGTAAACAAAGTAACGTGGTTTCAAATGTATTTACTTCAGATGCTAACTGGGCAAGAAGTTCAGACGAAAGACTTAAAACTAATATTACTGGTGTTTCATGGGATAGTTTAGATTTTATAAATGCTATTAGACCGGTAACTTTTACTTGGAAAAATTCAAACGCTGTGCCAACAGACATGGATGAATATGATGCTAATAAAAATCACATGGACACTACTACAGTTATCGATGGTTTAATTGCTCAAGAAGTAAAAACCGCAATGGATGCACACAACATGACTAATTTTAGTGGTTGGAAAACAAACTCTTTAGGAACACAAACTTTATCTAAAGAAGCGTTTGTCATACCATTAATAAAAGCAATACAAGAACTATCTGCTAAAGTAAAAGCATTGGAGGAAGCGTAATATGACAAGTACAATTAAAGTAGACACTATATCAGAGAACACTTCAGCCAACGGTGTAGCCGTTGATGGCGTAACCTTAAAAGATAGTAAAGTTACTGCTAATGGTGGTCTTGTTGCAGACAATATAACAATTGATGGCACAGAAATAGATCTATCTAGTGGCAACTTAAATATAGACGTAGCAGGTTATTTAACATTAAACAATGATGCTGGTGGACTAGTACTTTTTGCAGATGCTTCAGTAGAGTTTGGTGCCATAGAGAACGCAAGTAGTGATTTTGTTCTCAGGGCAGGTGTGCAAGATAAGGATATGCTTTTTAAGGGAAATGATAATGGTTCTACTATCACTGCCCTTAGTCTTGATATGTCTGCAGCCGGTGCGGCAACTTTTAACAGTGGCATAACTATACCATCTGGTAGTATTGGTGTTGTTAATTCAGACAATCCATTCTTTCAAGGTACTGCTACTAATCATGGTGGATTACAATGTGGTACTAATAATATACTTCCATGTAAAAGTGGTTCTAATGCAGACGCTACTTTAGACTTAGGTATAGGAGATGTTAGATGGAAAGACCTTTATTTATCAGGTGGTGCTTTTATTGGTGGCAACGGCGCAGCAAATAAACTTGATGATTATGAAGAAGGTACATATACACCAGCTTTTACAGTGGCATCAGGGTCACTAACAGTACATAGTAGTCATAATACTTTAGCTTATACTAAAATTGGTCGTGTAGTTCACGTACAAGGAGAAGTTAGATTTAGTGCAATTTCTAGTCCATCAGGAAACATGAGTCTAAATTTACCTTTTGCAGTTGCAGATTTAGCTGAGGGAGCTGCTAGATTTACTACAGGGCCAATAGGACAATCAGGTTTTAGTGGTACACCAAATCAGACTTATTATGGTAGAGTTACTAGTGAAGGAAGTACTATAGCATTTATTGCTACTCATAATAGCGGTTCTGACACAGGTGTTAATGCTAACCAAGTTACTACAAGTACCGAAATGATCTTTAGCTTTACATTTATAGCGGCATAATTAATTAATAACGAGGAATAAAACAATGGCAATAACCAAAGAAATAATAGTTGATAAAGTAGAAGTTGTAGGACAATACAACGCTTTACAAATCAAATACAAAACAAGAATAAAAGAAGATAATAAAATTATCTCTGAAAGTATTACAAGAGAAGCATTTAGTTGTGGTAGAATTACTGGTGATGATAATACTTGGGTAGACACTGACTTGTCTGCTAAAGACCAAAAGATACAAGATATTGCTGGTGTGGTATGGACATCTACAGAAAAAAATGCTTTGAAAGCTACGTTAATAGCAGCTAAACCTGAATAAGGATAAACTATGAGTGAAATAAGAGTCGATACTATATCAGAAAAAACCAGTGCCAACGGTGTAGCTATTGATGGTGTAACTATTAAAGACGGTGGTATATCAGCTACAACTGGTTCTATTGTTTTTAACGAAGCATCTGCTGATGTAGATTTTAGAGTAGAATCTAATGGCAATGCTAATGCAATTTTTGTAAATGGTGGCACTGATTCAGTTACTATTGGTGCTAGTGGTGTGGTGCAAACTATTGCAGGTGTTCCTATTTATTCTGCTGACAATAGTATTTATATTGGTCAAGATGTATCAGGCACAGATAGCACAGCTCAATTTAATACCGCTATTGGATTTACAACATTAGATGCAATAACGACAGGTGATTCCAATGTTGCTATCGGCTATAATGCTATGA